AAGTTATGTTTGTAATGATGAAGAGCCATTTCAGTTCTTAATAACTTAATTTCTGATTCAGTAATACGTTGCATAGCTGCCATAATAAGTAAATCTTGCATTTTGTTTTCTTTTACCAAAGCAAAAGCATATGCTTTCATAATACTTTCTGGCAACTCTTCCACCTCTCTACATTTCATTTCTATTTCTAACTCAACTTCAAGAGGTGGTTCGCCTATAAGTATTTTAAAAAACTCTTGGCTATTCATGTCAGTTCATTTTGGGAAACAACTGTTGCTCCAACATATCAACAGCCCTGTCATCAAGAGTATTCGAGGTTTGTTTGCAGATTGCACGAAGCAGATCAACGACTAATCTCTTTACAGCAGTTGTGGTAAAGAATTTTAGTAGTACTGGTTTTAAGATTTTCAGCATAATTAGTATTGTGTTACTTTCCAAACATACCAATATTTGCTAAGTTTGCCATATGGCTGCCTAAATAAGCAGTGGTCAACAGCTTACTCCTCACACACTAGGCAGTTTTTTTTAATATGGAAGATCAAGAAGAAAAAGAAGGTACTGATTGGGGAGAAATCTTTGGTCATGCTGTCCGATTTATGATTCTTTGTTGGTCATTAGCAATGATGACTCTTGGATACATGGATAAAATCCGTAATGACGGAGCTTTTTTAGCAGGTTTGACCAGTGGGGTTTTAGGTTCTTATGGTATCAGTGTGAACAAAAAGAAACCTAATAACGCTGCTAAGATAGTAGATAACAAAGACACTAATGTAGGTATCAAATGAAAAAACTATTACTACTAAGTTTGTTTATAGCTGCACCTTGTTATGCAAACGGTGTACCAACTTGGAGTACAGGTTCTAGTAACCGTACAGAAAATACAACTCAGACTATCACTCGCAGCATTGTGACTGAAAAATATGGATCTGAGATAAATACCTGGGAAGGATCTAATATATCTGTAGCTGCATCGGCAGGTATCGCAGGTGGCGATGCAGTGTTTACTGTTGACGATTCATCATTACCTTGGTCGCTGAATATCACAACAAGATCAGCAGGTCTTATTGAGCAAATAACTCAGAATGACACGATTAACACAACAAGCGTTATTACTAGCTTGTCTGTCTTTAGTCAGTAGTCCTATCAGGGCATCAGAAACTGACGTTATAGCTCAACCTAATGCGGTTGGTAACTCCAGTATTATCAACCAAAATATGAATGTTAATAATGGAATGACAGGTAAATTGCAGTTTGGTAACTTAGTTTGCAGTCAACCTACTATGGCATTTACACCTTTTTATACAGGTAATGATGCAAGAAATCCTAATCCAGAAGGTCCTACATATAGCGTTAACCAAGGATGGGGGTTTCAAATGTCATTTATGGTTCCTCTTGGAACTAATAATGATACTTGTTCTGAGTTAGCAGAAGTAAAGCTAGAGTTAGCCAAAGAAGAATTAGACAAGCAAGTGCATGATAAGCAGCTAGTTCGTATCTTGAAGTGCGGACAGCTTCACGCATCAGGCTACATGATAAACCCTGCTTCTAAGTTCGCATACATCTGCAATGATGTAATCAATATACGAAGTTATGTAAAAGCCAACGCAGATAAATTCAAGTAGGTAGTTTAGACACCACAAGAGTTACCCAATACAGGTATGTGAACACTACCTACGTTATTTATTATCCATCTTTTCTTTTACATTTGCGACTTCTTTTTTAAGAATCTTAGTAAATATTTTCTTAAATGTTTTCTTGATAAAAGCTAATACTGACTGCATAGCAATACCCCCTACTACGCTTGCTACTGACGCTGTACCCGCAGCGATCACAGAGGATGCAATGACCTCTGGTGCTGGTATAGGCATTTCACCATAAAAAGGTATAGTAAAGGTAGCTATAGCTTCTTCACTTGATAAGGTTTCTTTGGTTTCTGGCAGGTTTTTCGGTATTGATTCTGGTGTTACTTGCAACGCTTCCTCCTTTGCAGATTCTTTTTCTTCTTCGACAGCAGCTTCCTGACCTCCCAAACCCGACTCTACCTGTTCCAGACTTGGAAGAAGAACTGGATCTAGATATGGAATCTCTGCCACAGGTGGATAGAATATTGTATTAGGTGGTACGAGAATATAATCTGTATCAGGCAGATTAATTTCTGGTATATCCATTATTTAGGTGTAAGAACCGTGATATGTTCCGCTTGTAGTGCCGTTTGTCCAAGATGCTCCTCCATTATTAATAGCTTTTCCAGCAGCACCACCACTTCCACCACTTCCAGCACTCCCACTAAGACTAGTACCGCTATTACCACCACTTCCAGTGAAACCAAAAGTTCCACCACCGCCACCACTTCCACCATGATTACCATAAATACTATCAGTGTTTCCAGCACTACCACTAGTATTAGATTGATTGTACCCTTGGCCTACTCCTCCAGCACCTCCAGCACCTCCAAGTTGAAAGAAAAACCCTGCCTGCCTGTAACCTCCTTGACCGCCACCACCGCCACCACCGCCACCACCAGAGATGCTACCAGTGTTGTTTATAGTTGTTCCAGATGAAGCGACACTTATTGCATGACCGCCTGCTCCACCAGCAGTACCACTTGGAGCTGGACTCGCAATACTATTTGAAGCACCACCACTTCCAGCAGTTCCATGATGTCCTTGAACTGCTCCAGCAACATTAATCACTAATGTTCCGCCCATACCAGATGAAACTAATATGGCTGCATTTCCAGCAGTTGCTCCTATAGTTACACCAGATGGAACATTGTATATTTTATCTACAGTAGCAGCCCAATCTGATCCAAAAACAGTTGCTAAAACAACATTTGTAGTACTACTTGCATTTACCTCTACAGCAGAAACACCACCAAGACCCAACAATATTTGTTGAGTAGCCATTAGCTTAACCCTGATCCTGAGATGTACGCAGTAGAAGAATCAACAAAATATATAGTTGCCATTCCTCTACCAGCTAAAGCTCTATTTCCTGTAGCAGCATCCGCAGTATTGTACATGGTTACGCTAGTACCCTGGGTTATAGTTTGACTTGATCCACTATTATTGATAATTGTTATTGCATCACCAGCAGAAAAAACTGCATTTGGAACAGTAACACCACCAGTTGAAATATATATAGCTTTCCCTGCATCAGCAGCTACTAAAGTATATGCACTACTTTTACTGCTTATAATTATTTTTCTTATGTCGCCTTTGCTATCTGTAATTGTACCGCCTGTAGAAAAATTACCAGAACTATCTAAAGTAATTCCATCAACACTTGCTCCTGTGTGTCTAATACTGTTAACAACAACTCTACTACTCATAATTTATCTCCTATGAAGGTTTTGGGTTAGAATCTTTAACCACTTTAAGGTAATCGTACCACCCTGCAAATTTAACTTTTAAATCAGCATCAGCATCAATACAATGCCAAAGAGCATCTAATTGATCTCCAACAGAAGGATAAGTTTCTTTACCATCAGTTGTTCTATCAGTTTTGTACTTATTAGCAAGAGCTTCAGCATTTAAAGCTGTTCTTGCCTCGTCTATTTTTGATTGTTCAATACTAATTAGTTTATTGTCTTTATCAAACGCACCAAAACCATCATCAATAGATACAACGTTAGGGTACGCTTTGTAAATAGCTTCGTGATCTAAACTCATGGTCTCACCTCCATTACAGTTAATGAACTAACTGAATGGTAATTATCATTACTGTAATATCTATTGATAAATGCAGTGTTAACACCATCTGACCTGAATTGTATTTTATAAGTATGCGTACCAGCAGTAGGTGTATCTAAAAATGTAAAAGCATGATTTAAAAAATGAGCAGCATTAACGTGCATATTTTGAGTCCCAAAATGAGAAACACTTGAATTGGCTGGTTGAGCGATATTTGTTGAACCTCTAACTATATTAAAAACTTTAGTTATACCTGATCCTGACGAGTTTATGTTATACATTACTAAAACTTTATTGGCAACTCCACCAGTTGTTCCAACTGTTATTGATTGTGATAATCCAGTTAAATCAATAAAACTAGCACTTGTGGTTGATTGTGTGTCATTTTTAAAAGCCTGTTTTACTTGAAGAATTGTGCCACCATCAACAAAACTTAAAGTACCCGAAGCATTTGTATTTAAAACTTGATTAGCACTGCCATCTGCTACAGGTAATTTAAATTCTACATCAGCACTACTTGAAGCTGGCCCTTCTAGACTTACTGAGCCACCACCTGATGCTGCATTTAGTTTAATCTTTCCTGTCATTGTTAACTATATGGTGAATCTCCAAGAATAGATGTGTTCCATTGTGCTTTTAACTTAGCTTCTGTATCAGCAGATGCTATAGCAGAATCAGCAGGTGCATCTCTTAATGCTTGCTTCTTACTAACTATATCAGTAGTACTGGCTGATGTCTCTAATGCTTTTTGAAATTCAATATCAAGTTCTGCAAGTTTAGGTATTCTTGCGTTTCTTATATTGGTTTTATGAATCTCTCTAGCTTTTGCCATATCTGTTTCTATAGTTTTACCATTTTGTTTCCAAGCATTTCTAAAAGCACGATCTATTGGAATCGCAGAATCTTCAACTATCTCATAAGACAAACCACTTGGAACGTCTTTTATAGAATCATTAACATTACCAACAGGGATGATGATGCTTACAGTTCCATCTGGATTTGTATAAATAATCTTACTCATTATTAATCTCCAAAAATTGC